ATGAATTTGAATCAATCATGCATGCGCAGAAAGCGAAGAGAGATAGTGTTGGTGGAAGCTCATGAGTAGACTTTATGCCGAAAACAACAATGAAGATACTAGAAGTCTTTTCGAGAAAAAAAACGCATATCGATTTAAATTGATATCGCAAGAACAACCTAATATAGTTAATTTTAATTTGGGAGAAAAGTATTTCTATGGTCGTACGAATCAAGTTTTTATTCCAATAGTATTTCGAAACCGCGATTCCAATCCAGTAAAGTTAAAACTCTTTGACAGTCGATTTTTGGCTGAGCCTGATTCTCGATTAGGGGCTGCTAATTTTGTAGTTGATGCGTTCAACGATATGGCCCAACAATTCAGAAAATGTGCACAAACAGGAAGAATACGCTCAAATGATCCATTTTTGACGGATTTACAAATTTTTAAAGCTTATCAAGATTCGACGTCACTGTACGCGCAACATCAACGTATGTACGCAAAAGTCATCGCGGAACAGTTTGTCGCGGACAATATAAAAGTTAAAAATTTTGATGAATTCATAGCATATCTAATGGAGCTAATGAAGAAGAGTGCTCCGCGATACGCCTTCACAAAGACTGGATACATTAAAAGCAGGTACTGCCCAATTTCTTGTTCTGCCTTAGCTATAGAAATAGCAGACCTAGACGTAACAAACGATCTCGAAAAGATAACAGAGTTTGTCAATAGCCCAAATTGGGACTTTTACGTGCAAACATGCAATTCCTATGGATTTATGATCGATGAGAAAATTCCATGGCGTATTGTGGCTGATATAGATTCCGAAGGGATGCAGCAATACGCAGAAAAATATGGCATTGTGGGTGGAACTACCGAGATTTTATCTTTCGGTTACGAATTCACACATGCAGGGTATTATGCAAATCGATTTAAATATGATTTATATAATTTATATAATGCGGTGAGGAAAAAGCATTTTCGAGAAACATCTGTTTGTGGCAGCGGCAAGCTAATATCAAAAATGGTATACCCGCGTTCATATCCCTTCGAAGAGCTATTGTATTTATATTCAGATCAATATTTTCTTGACTTATATTTTAAAATTCGTACAATGGAAGAGGAAGCACCCCCGGCACCTGATAAGCTATATAGACTATACCAAGATTGCCACAAAATATATGCCCAGGCCGGTGTTTTTGCGGCTTTAGAAACGTTCGAACAAATTTTAAACAAACCATTTGACATTCGCGGCTCCTTAAGCTATATTAGTAAACATATAGCAGCAAACCGCTAACAGCAAACCGCAAATAATGATTTTCCAGAGCCTTGATGATAAGCACGAATGTGTTGGTATGTATACCGATGGTAAACTTTATTTTGACAATATTCCCGATAACCTGACCAAAACATGGAAGCATTCTGCCTCTCTCAATGATAAAGATGTCGAATATGCTTGGACTTATGCCAATGGTCAGTCTATGAGAGAAGTGTGTCCGGATGAACTGCACGAGGACTGGGAACAAGCGCAAAGAAGAATGCGCGCATATATGAAGTCGTTTGACATCGCAAAAATCAATTTTTATGAACATTGTTTTTTCGATTTGGTACCGCATGACTTCTTGATAAAATTTTGTGAAATAAAAAATCAGGTTACAAAACACGTATTCGACAACTATGAAAAACCACAAAATTACGATTATATGAAAGATGCGCATCGTCTTCTTTTCAAGATAAAATATCAAAATCTTAATTTAAGCAATTCTAATGTTCGTAACTTGTCTTTGAACTCCCTTTCCCGCACCGCAGTACAAAAAATCTTGAAGGGTTCTCACCATATTGATTATAATCTTTATGGGACTGTTACGGGCCGCCTTGCAACTAATCCTGGCTCTTTCCCTCTTTTGACAATGCAAAAAGAACTCCGGAGGCTAATAAAGCCGCATAATGATTGGTTTATATCTTTGGATTATAATGGAGCAGAGGTGCGCACTTTTCTAGCTCTTTCAGAGCAACAGCAGCCTTCTGGGGACATTCACGAATGGAACATTCATAATGTATTTCAAGATCCGGACCTCAATAGAGAAGAGGCAAAAACAATGTTTTTTGCATGGTTATATAATCCGGATTCTGAATATCTTAAGACAGATCACTATGATCGTAAAAAAGTACTTGACACCTACTACAAGGGTGGTTATATTAGTACTGTATTCGGTCGTCGTATAAAGGTAAGCGACTGGAAGGCATTTAATTATCTGATCCAAAGCACAACGGCAGATTTGGTGATTGAGCGCGCGATTGTAATCGATCGTATGCTGGAGGGCAAAAGGTCATTTATTTCTCACATTGTTCATGACGAGATTGTAATTGATTTTGCGCATGAAGACCGCGACTTGCTACAAAAGATCAAAGATGAATTTGCACAGAACAAATTAGGAAAGTTTGTCGTTAACTTAAATGCTGGAAAAAACTATTTTGATCTAGAAAAATTATCGTTATGATTTCTATTATTGGTATAGGTACCGGCGCCTCCGCGATCGCAGAAAAGTTTAGTGATTTTTCGCAATATAATGTATATGTGTTAAATGATAAAGTTAAGAAGAGCGCTGGCAAGAAAAGAAAACTAAAAGCTTTCGAAAACCCAGAGGAATACGAAAAAAACGTTCCAGACCTAAAAAATTATTTTTCCAAGCTTGATGATCAGGTGCAAGTCTTTGTTATTGGCTCTTCGTATAGTTCTAACTATACGCTTGGAATATTGGAACAAATAAAAAATAAGAAAATAGATTTATTCTACATCAAACCAGATATTACTCTTTTGACAGGCGTACCGAGACTGATCGAAAACATGACATTTGGGATTTTACAAGAATATGCCAGATCTGGCTTGTTAAATTCTATTACTCTGATTTCTAATAAAAACCTGGAAGATGTAATCGGCGAAGTTCCCGTAAAAAAGTTTTATGATCATCTAAATTCATCGATTGTTTCAGTGGTACATTATCTTAATTATTTTGAACACAACGAGCCAGAAATCGGAGTTATGGCCACCCCCGCAGAAGCCAGTAAGGTTCGCACCATTGGTATATTAGATACTCTTCGCATTGAAGAAAAATGGCTTTTTGACCTTGACATGCCTCGGGAAGTGTGTTATTATTTATGTATAAATAAGGAAAAACTAGAAAACGATGGAAGCCTCCACAAAAGAGTGGTTGACATCCTTAAAGAAAAGCCAAGGAATGCTTTTCGAAAGGTCTCATATGCAATATATGAGACTGAGCATGGTAAAGATTTTGGGTTTGTCGTGGCCCACACAAACGCGATACAACAACAAAATACTCTTGACAAGTTCGATCAAGAGTGATACATTAGATATCAAGGAAAGCTTGATATACTTTAACAACAAAACAAGGAGAAAAAACTAATGTCAATTAATATGGAACTAATGCGAAAGAAGCTCGCCACACTTCGTGGTGAGGGAGATAGAGAGCAGTCAGCTTGGTTTAGGCCTGATGAAGGCGATCAAGATATCCGGATTGTCCCGGCGCCAGATGGCGACCCACTAAAGGAGATGCATTTTCACTATAATGTAGGCGATCACAGGGGTGGCATTGTCTGTCCCAAGCGCAACTACGGTGAAGAGTGTCCGATTTGTGAGTTTGCGTCTGCACTGTGGAAGGAAGGTACGAACAACAACGATGAAGAGAGCAAGAAGCTCGCTAAGTCGCTCTTTGTTCGTGCACGCTTTTTCTCGCCTGTCGTGGTACGCGGCCGAGAAGACGAGGGCGCCAAGATATACGGATATGGAAAGCGCGCCTACGAGAATCTTCTGGGCTATATTCTAGATCCAGACTATGGCGATATTACAGACCCGCTTGAGGGAACGGATATCGCACTTACCTACACAAAGCCCACTGCCCCGGGGGCATACCCACAGACAAGCCTGAAGATGCGTCGAAACACTTCACCACTCCTAGAGGATAAGGAAGCCATCGCTGCCCTCCTTGATGGCATTCCTGACTTTGATTCTCTATTTGAGCGTCATACCTCACAGCAAATAGATGCTATTCTCGATGAACAGCTAGCTGGTGATGGAAGTGCAGAATCACGCTCGAAGGAAACCACAAAATACAATAATAGCAAAAGCGATGTGGACCGAGCGTTTGATGAGTTGATCGCAACTAAATAAGGCTTGTGCGCGACCGCTGGCACCCCGGTCAGGAAAATAGGGTGCCGCATTTTTAAGGAGGGAGTATGGGTGCGACAGCACTATCTCAAAGAGATAATTGGCAACAGGGGGCGCGCCTTACGGGCGATGCCGCCAAAAATAAGTTCGCCGCACTGCTGGCAGCTGAATTGCCTGAGTATTATGAAGTCACAATCGAGCCGCCAAAACTAGAAATTTATAGCGATGGTAAGGGAATTGTATTAGATGTGCGAATTCGCAATATGCTTACAGATACTTCTTTGTATGCGGAGGTAAAGGGAGGCGATCAGGGAGGAAACGCCACAGAAGAGAGAGCAGCAAAATTTCTTTCCGAAGGAATCAAGAGAAGGGTCCGATCCAAATACAGAGTACCGCACGAACCCTTCTTCACAGTATTTACAGGAGACATCTTTAATGGTCGCGATGGGAACAGGAGCGCATACATCATAGAAAGAACAAGCAAAAAAACAGGTAAGATAACTAAAACTAAAGTTCACCCTGTGCGATATCGCGAAAAGGTTGACGTCATGTTCGAAGGACAAAACTATGCGATCATGGATGCCGACTACAGCAACATTGACTCAGTCACAGCACAGATCATGGAGATTGTGTGAAACCATTATTTATGTGGGCCGGCGGTAAGACGCGTATGATCAAGAAATACGGCGATCATCTACCAGAGTCGTTCGATCACTATATTGAACCATTCTTGGGTGCAGGCGCCATGTTTGTCTGGGCTTACAACAAGAACCCCAAGGCCACGTTCGTCCTCAATGATTATAACGAATCAATCATGTCGATCTACGGAGCAATTAAAGATGACTACGATAAGCTTATCGAACGCATGGATCATCTATCTGCTCAGTATTTGCCACTAGCCAAAGAAGACAGAAAGAAGTTCTATTATGATCTGCGCGAAGAACACGCGTTTGATTACGAGAAGTGGAGCAAGACCGAGGAAGCCGCTTCGTTATACTTCTTGATGAAGACCGGATTCAACGGAATCTGGCAGATTAACAAAAATACAAATGGCAGATTCGGTACACCGTCGGGACTCCTCAATCAGAAAGACAAGGTATACGACAAAGACAATGTACTAGAGTGGAATATGGCACTCAGATCATGCAAGCTAATGAGCGGCGATTTTGAGGGTACCCGCGATGAAGCAAGAGAGGGAACGTACGTGTTTCTCGATCCTCCGTATCGCGGCTCTTTCACACAATATGGTGTCGACTTTGACGACGCAATGCAAGAAAGAGTGGTTAATTTTCTGAACGACTTGACAAGGGCCGGAGCCCACGTTATGCTTTCAAATAGAGATGTTGGAGATAGGTTCTTCGAATCTCGAAAGGGCAATAATGAGATTGTCTACTTCGACGTCACGTACACAGCCGGCCGCCGAAAGAAAAATGATGATGGAACACATAGCGCCAAAAAGGCTAGAGAAATTCTAATGATAGGAGAAAAGAATGAGTAACACTGCAGAAAAACTGACACTTGCACCGGATTATTACGAAGCCGTACGAGAACGCATCGTAAAGTTAGGATACAATGATCCCAAAAAGGATTCAGATATTCGCCAGCGCCAAGATTGGCAATATATCGAAGATAATAAGCTCACCTGTGATATTGCCAAGAACTTTGACTTTGTCAACAACCTTGCACCTCGCGAAGATCCTCGTTATGAGATTTTTCAAACGCGCGAAAATTGTGAGGATACAGCGCGAGTAAATTTTCTATATAACCAATTTTATACTGCCCACAAGCGTCAAGAGCGCATTATCATAGGATGGCAACTTGATACGTTCTTTCCATCTTCAGGAAATAAGCGTTCCAGAGCGCACATGAAAGGTCAGAAAGAAAAGAATCTTGAAGAATCTCTTGGCCATGTTTTGGTGCTCGGAGGTGATCTTTCGGAAGAAGAAAAGGAGCGACACGGCTTCGCAATCGCTGAAATATCTAACCATGACGCCGGAGATGGTACAGAACCAGAAACAACCGCCGACATCGTTAGTCAACTCCGTACCGCTCGGATGCTGGCTCTTCGGGTTGATTCCTCCTTGCTAGAACAGGATGATGAAGAAGTAAAAGGGTGGGGTAAAGATTGGGTATTGAGAAAGAAGCCCGTATATGTCGGTGGGGAAATGTCTGCTGTTGTTGGTGATCTGGTTGCCAGAGCTTTTAATAGCGATCGCAAAGATCCCATCCCGATGCCAGAAGATAATGCTGTGGCCACTTCTTGGGCTGCTTTTTATCCGGATGAGCCATTTGATCCGTCCAACAAAGAAGCGGACGTTATTATGCGAACATCTAAAGCTGGAGAAAAGCAGTCTCTAACACGCCTGTTGTTAATGCGCATTCTTGAGAGGAAAGAAAAAACCGATCTTCGTGAATCTTACTGGCTGGCTGTTAGAGTAGGTAGCGATCGAAAATCAGTAACTTCGCTGTCTAGCGTAGCTGAAAAGAGAAAAGAAATTATTGACTTTCTATCCGAATGGAGCAATAACGAATATAAGAAAGCATGTGGTTTTCCGAAAGTAGAAAGAGTCATGTTTGTCAAACAGCTTAAAGGGGATTCTGACGTGGCCGAGATGTACGTTTGGAACCCCGTACAGAAGTGCTTCACTAAAAAGGAGAAGATCAACAATGGCTAGAAAAGCAAAGGAAACAAAAGCCGGCCGGGTATCAATGCAGGACTTAATGAGTCTTGTTAATAAGAAAGCCGGCCGCAATGTTGCACATGATTTAACGGGCGAAAATCCCACAGAAGTGAAGGAGTGGATCCCAACAGGATCCCGATGGCTAGACTCCATCGTATGCAAAGGAAAGGTTGCCGGCATCCCAGTCGGTAAAGTAACAGAGATTGCTGGATTAGAATCAACAGGCAAATCCTACATGGCCGCGCAAGTAGCCGCAAACGCCCAGAAAACGGGCAAGATGGTCGTTTACTTCGATTCTGAGTCTGCCATCGACCCAAGCTTCTTGGAGCGCGCAGGATGCGACCTAGAGCGTTTAATGTACGTTCAGGCATCCTCTGTGGAGTTTGTCTTAGAGACCGTGGAAGAACTGCTGGGAGCAACCGATGAACAGCTATTGTTTATCTGGGACTCTCTAGCATTAACACCCTCCGTATCAGATGTAGAGGGGGATTTCAACCCCCAATCCTCGATGGCAGTTAAGGCTCGTATTCTCGCCAAGGGAATGTCAAAACTGATCATCCCCATTGCAGACAAGCAGGCAACGTTTATTGTTCTTAATCAGCTTAAGACGAATATTCCTAGCGGCCCCAATGCACGGATCATTGCGATGACTACACCCTACATGACACCCGGGGGGAAGGCGATGCACTATTCGTATTCGCTGCGTATCTGGCTCACCGGCCGCAAAGCCAAGGCATCCTTCGTCGAAGATGATAAGGGATTCCGCATTGGCTCAGAAGTCAAGGTAAAACTGGAGAAGTCACGCTTTGGAACACAAGGTAGAACCTGTGCTTTCCGCATTCTGTGGGGCACCGAAGATATCGGCATTCGTGATGAAGAATCATGGTTTGATGCAGTAAAGGGCTCTGAACAAATGACCAGTGCAGGAGCGTGGTATACGCTCAAAATGCCGGATGGATATGAAAAGAAGTTCCAACCTTCCAAGTGGACTGAACTGGTACAGAACGATGAGGAGTTTCGAACACGCGTAATACAATTAATGGATCACGAAGTGGTTCAAAAGTTCGATAAACGTGAAGGCTCGGCAGATCAATTCTATTCAGATCCTGAATAAAAACGCTTGACACGAGGCCTGCAATGCGCTATACTTAGGTATAAGCTTACAGGAGGGCTTTATGTCAACAGCAAAGGAATATGAATCGTCCTATGGTGCTGAGAGATTTCATAATTATTCTGGCAAGATCCGGCGATATATGGATCTAGCGAAAAGAACGGCCAGCCAGTCAAGGTTTCCAGACTATCGAC